CGGCGGGCTTTTAGCCACGCAATATTACGGCAATCAAAATCAACAGTAGGGGCCACACGATGGACTATGACATGAACAATATGGCCTCCGAGCTCGAGGAAGAACTGAACCCGGACGTGATGGACGAGACCGTGCTTCAGGGCATCGTCGGCCGCGAGATCGACGACGCCGTCGACTACATTGACAACTACATCAGCCCCGACCGGGCGCTGGCCACGCAATACTATCGCGGCGAGCCGTTCGGCAACGAGGAGGACGGGCGCAGCCAAGTCGTCAGCATGGACGTGCGCGATACCGTAAACGCGATCATGCCGTCGCTGATGCGCGTGTTCCACGGCTCCGACGAAAGTGTGTCCTACGTCCCGACTGGCCCCGAGGACGTCGAGAACGCGGAACAGGCGACCGACTACGCCAACTTTGTTCTAAACCGAGACAACAACGGCTTTCTGGTCATGTATAGCGCATTCAAGGACGCGCTGATCCGCAAGGTGGGCATCGTCAAGTGTTTTTGGGAGGACAAGACCGAAGTCGAGACGTTTAACTTGACTGGCCTCGACGACGCCGCACTGGCGGCACTCGCGGCAGATCCAGACGCTGAAATTACGGTGCAGAGCTCCGAGACTGTCGGCGAGCCACAGATCGACCCGCAGACTGGCCAATTTATTATGCCGCCTATGGTGCACGACGTCACCGTGGAATACGTGCGCCCAGATGGCCGCATCCAAGTGGAAGCCGTGCCGCCGGAGGAGTTCCTGATTTCGCGCGCCGCCAAGTCAATTTCGGACGCGTCATATGTCGCGCACCGCCGGGTAATCACGGTGTCCGAGCTGGTGTCGATGGGCTACGACGAAAAAGACGTCGAAAATATGGCCTCCTCCTACGACGACATGAACCTGAACGTCGAGCGCTACACTCGCAACCGAGCCTTAACTAACGACACAAACGCCCGACAAGACAAGGCGATGCGCAAGGTGCTATACGTCGAAAACTACATCCGCGTCGACTACGACGGCGACGGAATTGCGGAGCTGCGCAAGATTTGCACCGCCGGCGACGCCAACAAGATTTTGCGCAACGAGGCGTGCAGCATGGCCCCGTTCGCGTCGTTCTGCCCCGAAATGGAGGCGCACGACTTTTTCGGGTCCAGCCTCGCCGACGCCGTCATGGACATCCAGCGGATTAAGTCCAACGTAATGCGCAGCACACTGGACAGTCTGAGCCAGAGCATCAATCCGCGCGTCGCGATCGTCGAGGGGATGGTCAATTTGGAAGACGTCATGTCGACCGAGAATGGCGCCATTATCCGCCAGCGTTCGCCCGGTCAGGTGCAGCCAATGACGATGCCATTCGTCGGACAGGCGGCATTCCCCGTGCTGACGTACATGGACGACGTCAAGGAGGCCCGCACAGGCATCTCCAAGGCGTCAATGGGTTTAGACGCAGCAGCGCTCCAAAGTTCGACTGCCGGCGCTGTAAACGCCACTGTGGCGGCCGCACAGCAACACATCGAGCTGATAGCGCGCGTATTCGCCGAGACTGGCATGAAAGACTTGTTCAAGATCATGTTGCAGCTTATCACAACGCACCAAGATCAGGCCCGCATGGTCCGCCTGCGCAATAAATTCGTGCAGATCGACCCGAGGGCGTGGAGCTCGAGGATGGACGTCTCGGTGAATGTGGCTTTGGGCCGTGGATCCGACACCGAGCGGATGATGATGCTGCGCCAGATTGGCGAGATGCAGAAGGAGGCTATGGCCACTCTGGGTCAGATGAACCCGCTCACCGACATCGGCAAGTTGTCTAACACGCTCAAGTCGATGACCGAGCTGGCTGGCTTCAAGGACACGTCGCAGTTTTGGAGCGACCCGGCTGACTTTAAGCCGCCGCCACCAGACAACAAGCCCGACATCAACGAGCAGTTGATCCAAGTGCAAATTCAGCAGATCCAAGCGGACATGCAGAAGAAGGCCGCCGAGCTTCAGTTGAAGCGCGAGGGGATGATCATGGAGGACGACCGCAAGCGCGACGAGCTCGAGGCCGACCTCTACGTCCGCGCCGAAGAGATGCAGGCCAAATACGGAACGCAGCTCAACGTCGAAAAGATCCGCTCCGAGATGGCTATTAACCGCGAAGTATTGCGCGGACAGGTTGACGTGATCAAGGAGGGCGCGCGTGAAGACTAAGCAACAGATCATCGACGACGGGAACCAAGCGTCCCGCCTGATGAAGGACACCGATCTCAACCGCTTCATGGACGAGATCGAGCAGCATTGTTGGCAGGAGTTCAAGGGAACTGCCGCCAGCAACCGTGATGGCCGAGAGGCCATTTACATGAAATTGCGCGGCGTCGAATTTGTTCGACAAGAGCTGCGTGCAATGGTGGATAATGGCTCTATTGAAAACAAATCAAAATAGAGGCATAATAGGAGAGTAAGCTATGACGGAAAGCAACACCCCGCAAGGGACTGGTTTGTCACAAGCACAAAATGCAATCAGCGCGATGCTGGCACCCTCGCAAGAGGACAATGCTCCAGAGGCTGATGCGCTACAGGCTGAAGACACGGAAATCGTGGACGAGGCCGAAATGCTGGATGACGCGGACGAGGAGCAATCCCTTGATGCAGAGGCCGGCGATCTTGACGGCGATGAATACGAGGACGAGGACCAAAACCAATCTCAAGATTTTGACATCATGGCGACTACAATCGACGTGGATGGCGAAGAGATCACGGTCGAGGGGCTCAAAAGCGGATTTCTGAGGCAGAGAGATTACACCCGCAAGACGCAGGCGCTGTCCGAGGAGCGAAATGCTTTTACTGGACAGGTTGCTGAGTTGGACCGGGAACGTGCACAATACGCTGAGATGCTGCCGCAACTTGCACAGCAGATACAGCAATCGGTAGAGGCCGAGCCAGACTGGGACACCCTGTATGACACGGACCCCTCTTTGGCCGCGAAGGCTGAGCGTCAATGGCGGAAACAGTTAGAGCAGAAGCAAACGCAGATGCAGGCTGTAACGCAAGAGCAGGCGAGAATGCAACAGTTGCACCAACAGCGGCTGCAGCACGCAAAATCGCAATTTGTGGACCAGCAGAGGGAGGCACTCCCCGACCTGATCCCCGAATGGCGAGACACGAAGGTGGCGGCACAAGAAGCCGGCGAAATTCGTAACTTTCTGCTTACTTCCGGCTTTCAAGAGCAGGACATTGAGGAAATGAACAGCGCAATGGTCGTTAAAATGGCCAGACTGGCAATGCTACAGTCGCGTGGAGCAACTCGAGCTGACAAGGCTAAAGCTAAGCCCAAGCCAGCGAAGGGCGGCAAGACGTTACGAGCGGGGTCACGCGGCACGCAACCGAAACCGAGGAACAGTGCACTAGAAGCGCAACAGCGCGTAATGAAAACCGGCAGCGTCACTGACGCCGCAGCCGCAATTAAAGCATTGCTATAGGAGCATAAAATATGACTATCATCGCAAACACCTTTACGTCTTTTGACGCCAAAGGTATCAGGGAATCGCTTGCCGCAGTAATCGCGAATATAGCCCCTGATGAATCCCCATTCACAAGCAACGTCGGATCAGAGAGCGTGGCCAACACGTTCTTCGAGTGGCAGACAGACAGCCTGTCAGACGTAGACGTCACGCCAGTCATTGACGGCGACGACGTGGCCTCATTTGACGCCACCAACCCCACAGTGCGCATCGGGAATTATACGCAAATTCGCCGGCGCTCCATGATCATTGCGGACAACCTTGGCTTTCAAGATTTGGCTGGCCGAAATGATGAGGTCGCATACCAATTGGCCAAGCGTGGACGCGAAATAAAGCGCGATTTGGAGACAATCTACACCGGAAACACAGCTCGTTCCGCCGGTTCATCTTCAGCCGGCCGCGTGACTGCTGGCTTGGGTGCGTGGATCTCAACCAACGTCAACAAAGCCACAGACGGTACTAACCCGACTGCGGTTGACGGCTCCGACGCCCGTAACGACGGCACGCAGCGTGACTTCACAGAGCCAATGCTCAAGGACGTGATGCAGAAGGCATACACCGCCGGCGGCAACCCATCTATCTTGATGGTTGGCCCATACAACAAGACAGTCGTGTCCGGCTTCGCCGGCATTGCTGCTCAGCGCTTCCAAGCGCCATCAGATGGCCCTACCACCATCATCGGCGCTGCTGACGTGTACATGAGCGATTTTGGCAGCTTAACTGTGGTGCCTAACCGGTTCTCTCGTGAGCGTGACGCTTGGTGTCTAGACCCCGAGTACGCGTCAATTGCAACGCTACGGCCGATCCAAGCAATTGATCTTGCCAAAACCGGTGACGCCGACAAAAAAATGCTAATTTCAGAAAGTGGCGTGCTGATGAAAAATGAAGCAGCTCACGGCTTGATCGCTGACTTGAACGTAAGTTAAAAACGGTGGGGCGGCTTTGGCCGCCCCATTTACCTTGGAGGGTAAAATGAAGAGACTTTTTAGCCGCGACGAGGCAACCGGAATTACCAAGTGGTGGCACGTGAAGGGAAATGGCGAGTACGTCGTCGAGACTGTTCAGGAAACCGACGCAATCCTGAACGCAAATAAGCGGGCGTTTAACGGCGCCGCGAAGGGCTGGGGCGAGAAATTGAATAGGGTGGCCTCGATCCCGCTTTCAGTGTACTATGACCTGAAGCGCAAGGGGATCGCCGACGATCCTGTCCTCTTGAAGAAGTGGATGAACGACAGTGACAATCGGGCGTTCAGAACCAGAGGCGGAACGATATGATTTCCCAAAGATTTGTAGCTTTATAATTTAGGAGCCTAAAATGGCGATTACTACTTACGCGGCACTTCAAACAGCCCTTGGCGACTGGCTTAACCGCGCGGACTTGACCCAGCAAATTCCTGATTTTATCAATCTTGCTGAAAGCACCCTAAACGATGTACTTCGCTCAGCCGATATGGTTACGCAATCTACAGGTGTGGCAATAACTGCTGGCCGCGCAACTCTACCTGATGACGCCTTGGAAATTGTGTATGCTCAAGTAGCGTCAACTGAAGATGAGCCGCTGGAACAGATTACGCCGCAGCAGCTTACAATGCTTCGCAGGACTCGCACTAGAAATGCTGCAAACCCAAGGTTTTTTGCCATTATTGGTCGGCAAATTGTGGTAACGCCGACGCCTGCATCTGGCTCGTTGGATATTGACTTCTATCAGCGCATACCAGCGCTTACGGATAGCAACACCTCAAATTGGTTGCTTGCAGACGCGCCTCACTTGTATTTATATACGTCCTTGCTGCACGCTACGCCATTCCTAATGGACGACGCTAGATATTCAGTATTCCAAAACGCTGTGTCGCAGCAAGTAATGTCAGCAGTAAAATCTCAACAAACTTTGTCTTTAGACGATGTAAAGTTTGGTGGTTTTTCTTTAACTTCTCCAAGCGACATTGGCTCTTTAAAGCAGTCGCCACTCGCAGCGGTAAGCAACGCAGCGAACAATAAGTAGGACAGCCAATGCCGTCAACTTACTCAAATTTAAAGTCAGACATCATCAGCTATTTAAATAATATGTCTGCGGAGCAATCCGTGGATACTTTTATTAATTTAGTTGAAGCTGAGATGTCTCGCACGGTGCGACACTGGCGGATGGAGAAGCGGTCGACCGCTGACTTGACCACGCAATACAGCGCTCTGCCGTCTGACTTCTATGAGCCTATCCGGCTGAGCATAACCAGCGGCACCACATATCGCCTAGAGCTTGCCGGTCAGGCGGAGATGATGGACCTCAGACAGCGCGGAGACAATATCGCCCGCCGCCCGAGGTACTATTCCATGACCGACGGATCAATCGAGGTATTCCCTACGCCAGACAGCGACTACACGTTGGAGATGGTTTACTACTCAAAAATTATCCCGCTAAATGACGCCAATACAAGTAATTGGCTACTGGAATATTTTCCCGACGCGTATCTTTACGGAGCGTTAATGCACAGCGCCCCGTTTTTGGGCGAGGATAATCGGTTGGCCGTTTGGTCAACATTGTACGGCAACGCTATTTCTGCTATTAATAAAGATAGTGACAAGGCTAAATTTGGCGGGTCAGGCCACCGCATGAAAATCAGGAGCTTCTAAATGGCAACTTTAAATGATCGAGTGTTCGACAACGGTTTGACCGTTTTGGACACAGAGGGCAATCGCGTAGACATATGCTCTCAGGAGCCGACGACTTATGCGGCGGCAACCAGCACTTACACGCTGGGCAACGAGACTAGCATTAGCGTCTCAGCCCCGGCTGACGCCTCTCCAAACGGTCGCAAAGTCACGCTGTCTGCAATTACTGGCGCGTCTGTTACCGGAACTGGTACTGCCACGCACTACTCGATTGTTGACACGGGCAATAGCCGTTTGCTGGCGACTGGTTCACTGTCTGCATCTCAGGCGGTAACATCTGGAAACACATTCAGCTTGACAGCCAGCGACATCCGCATTCCAGATCCTGCATAACATACGAGGTGCTGACCTATGGTCACGTTAGTTAACCGAGCAAAAGTCGGAACCTCCACGGCAGGCACTGGCACAATTACCCTTGGCGCTGCCGAGAGTGGCTATCAAACCTTTGCTGCCGCTGGAGTGGCAAACGCTGACGTGGTCCGCTACGTCATTGAGGACGGCACTGCGTGGGAGATAGGCACAGGCACCTATACAGCCACGGGTACGACACTTAGCCGTACACTGGGCGAAAGCTCTACGGGGGCTTTGCTGAGCCTTACTGGCTCCGCTGTGGTGTTTGTGGGGGCTACGGCGGAGGATATTCCTGATCTTTATACTGCAAATGAAAGCTCTCCTGCTGCTCAACCAAGCGCGACAGGTGCTAACGCAATAGCTATTGGCGATAGTGCGATATCAAGTGCCGTTAGCAGCCTTGCGGGGCCATTATCAAGGGCGGCGGGTGAAGGCTCTGTTGCGTTGGGAATTTATAATAATTCTACCAGTTATGGGGCGGGTGGAGATTACTCTGTAAGTATTGGTTATCAATCCAGAGCGATGGCATTGCAATCAAATGTTATGGGCCGTAGTGCTTATGTCGACAGTGACAGCCGAGGGGGTATCTCTCTTGGAGACGGGCCATACGTTGAACAATGTGATTATGGAGTTGCAATAGGGCATAATGCGAGGGTCCACGGTGGTAATACTGTTACCAGAGCAATGGCTCTTGGAAAATCTTACGCCTCTGGTCAAGACAGCTTTGCAGCAGTTATAGACAACAACACCGCAACCTACGGAGCGACTGGTACTAATAGTGTGGCGATTGG